GGCATCACAGACCCCACACACCATTTCGTATTCGTATTCCATATGTACATCCTCATGCGGTAGCGACCTCGTTCCAACCCCAGTCGCCTTCCATTCCGTTGACCGAGTATTCAGTCACCCTTTTCTCAAAGAAGTTGTCATGTGACGCACCGTTCAACACCCAATCCAACCAAGGTAATGGGTTATCCTTCTGACGGAACTTAGGTTTCAATCCCAGCTGAAGTAAACGTCTGTCAGCGATATGACGAATGTACTTTCGTACTTCTTCTTTGGTGAGACCCTGAACGTCATTACCCTTAAATGCGAGTGCAATGAACTTATCCTCAAGATCTACTGCTTGTTTTGCCATAGTATATATCTTAGACTTTAACTCGTCATTTACGATACGTGGATGTTCGTCACAGAACTCACGGAATAGTTTTGCATTACCTTGCACGTGAATAGTCTCATCGCGAATAGACCACTCAACAATTGTACCCATACCTTTCATCTTACCGAAACGTTGGAAGTTCAACAACATTACGAACGATGCAAACAATGACATACCCTCGTTAAATACTGACTGTGCAAGAGATAATGCCAGTCCAGTCTGAGTACTACTGTCTCCATCCTTCATGAAGTCGATCTTATCCGCCATCTCTTTGTACTCAAGAAACGCATGATACTCCTCATCTGCAAGACCCAGTGTATCATTCAACAATGCATATGCACGTTGGTGTACACCCTCACGGTTCGCAAACGAAGATAACATGTTACGTACTTCATTATTCTTAAACTTAGGTATCAAGAGTTCATGATAATTCTCTCCTACCTGTACATCTGATTGGGTAAATAACCGAAGAACCTGAGTAACAAACTCTTTCTCTTCTTCTGTCAATTTAGTTTTCCAATCTTGAACGTCTTCACTGAGTTCTGCTTCATCCTCTACCCAGTGTACCTCTTCGTGTTTCTTTGTCAGTTCAACTGCCCAAGGATACATGAAAGGTTTGTACGTTTTACTAAACTCTAGTAACATCTATTCTGCCTCTATTAATTGGTTGTAGTTCCATAGGTATATCCGTATTCTTTTGGACTCCATATGAAGTCCGAACCGATTGTACGTTGATATTCGTAATCCAGATCTTCCAATAGAGAGATTATCTCCACACATTTTTTGGTTGATTCTGGATCATCGGCGTTTATTTCCGTAGTGATGACAGGACGCCACCGTTTTATTGTTTCCATTGCACCCCTGAGTACTTCAAGTTCGAGACCCTCAACATCTATCTTGATGAAGTCAACGTTCTCAAACTCAAATGAGTCCAACGCTCTAACCTGACATTTAAGGATTCTTTCGTACTTACCAACACCAGCATAAATGTCTAAGTTTCTATAATGAGAAGAATGTCCTGTCCAGCTGGGGGTGAAGTAAATATCCACCTCACCCTCTTTTTCTCCTAATCCATAGGGGAAGACTTCAACGTTATTATTTTCAAAACGATTAACGTTTTCAATAAGACAATCTCTGACCGGTGTTACGACCTCAAACGACTTAACTTCATCGTATCTCTCACTCATAAACTCACTCACAAAACCATAACATGCACCAACATCAATGGCAACCCTTTTCTTCGTTTCATTGCCTTCGAGGAATCTATTTAGTTTTCTAAGATAGTTACTGTCCCAAGTGGATCTACCGTAAACGAAGTCGAGTATAGATCCCGACCTTTCTTCATTCAGTATCGTCCATCCGCGTACTTTCTTTTTACCACCGAAGTAATTATCCCTCACAAGCCCGGCACTCCTCTCCTTCTTCTGATTGCAGGGTACCTCCAGATAACCACTTCATTAAGTCATCATACCCACCTATGTACTCGCCTTCCACGTATATCTGTGGTACAGTCTTTACATCTCTACGTCCAGTGATCTCTGCGGCAGTCTTACCTGCATCTTCGATATCAATGGAATCGTATGGAATGCCTCTCAGTTTCAACTCTTCTTTTGCGAGTTGACAGAACGGACAGTTCTTCTTGGTGTACACCAGAGTACGTCTGTCATCCTGTAGGGCAACACGTTCCACCTTCTCTGATACATTCTCTGCACGTGCCTTTGCTTCTGTACGTAGGTAGTATAGACCCTTGAGTCCTTCTCTCCACGCCTTTAGATGAACTTGGTTTACGTACGTCTTATCAGATCCTGAAGGGAAGAATACGTTAACAGACTGACCTTGACATATGAAAGGTTGTCGATCTGCTGCGTGGGTTATTACCCAGTTCTGATCGAGTTCTTGTGCAGTCTTGTAGATTGCTTTCTCACCTTCAGTGAGGAATGGTAGGTGTTGTACCGATCCTTTGTTGGTGATAATAGAAGTCCAGTTAGAGTCTGTGTCCTCTCCTTTAGTCTTCAACAGATCCACCAAGTATGCATTCTTTACTAAGAACGAACCTGCACGTGTGCGGTGTGTGTATGCACATGCCTTCAGGGGTTCAATAGAGGGACTGGTAGAGAGGATTACTCCACTGGATGCATTAGGTGCAATTGCTAACAGGTGAGAGTTTCTTCGACCAGATCCGATTCCGTCTGGATACTCACCTTTCTCCACTGCGAGTCTTTCAGTCTCTGCCACTGCTGCTTCGTTAATATGGTTGAACACAACGTGATTGATCTCTCTGGCTTTGTCTGATTCCCACGCCACCCCGTGTTTCTGTAGTAGACTGTGGAAACCCATGGCACCAAGTCCAATAGATCTTTCTCTTTCAGCAGAGTATTTTGCACGTGCAATTGAGTCGGGTGCGTGTTCGATGAAATAGTCAAGGACATTATCAAGCATACGAACAAGGTCTTCGACAATCGTAGTGTCTTTCCACTCATCATAGTATTCCAAATTAAGAGACGACAAACAACATACCGCAGTGCGATCAGGGGACGTGGGTAGATGGATCTCGTTACAGAGATTACTACCATTGATCTTCAATCCCAGATCTTTTAAGGGTTGGGGTAGATACCTGTTTGCGGTGTCGATAAAGTTTAAGTAAGGTTCACCTGTACGGAATCGTGTCTCAAGGATACGTTCCCATAACTTACGTGCATCCACGGTATCCTTTACACTGGCATCCTTGGGGTCACGTAGATTGAACGGAAGACCCATCGTCACACACTCCATGAACTCATCGGTGATATTGATGGCGTTGTGTAGGTTGAGTGCCTTGCGTTGTACGTCACCCGTAGGTATACGCATGTTCAAGAACTCAATGATATCAGGGTGGTGGATATCCATGTATGCAGCATAAGAACCCTTACGAGTCTTACCCTGTCGGTATGCAATCATATCTGCATCTACGGTGTGTAGGAATGGCATAGGGCCAGGCGCAACATCAGATACTGTACGTACGTCACTCCAGTGTCCACCGACACCACCACCGAACACAGATAACCATCGTAGTTCTGCGGTATGATCGATTAACCCTTCTAGAGTGTCTGGAACATATGTTAGAAAACAAGATATGGGTAGACCTTTACTCTTACCCTTTCCGTTACCATTAGGCGCATTAGACAACACCGGTGACGCAAACATAAAGTACTTCTTAGATACATAATCATATAGACGTTGTGCGAGAGCTTCATCTCCGCCTGACCATGCAATTGCTGCACGTCTATAACCTTCTTGGGGGGACTTCTCGTTATCGTTTAGGTAGAAGTCCTTTAGCATTCCCACTGCGTAATCTTGAAGGACGGAGTCGCGGGATTTATCAATCTTAACTGACATAGGTTTGTCTCGGTGTAGTTTTAATAACGTTAATATGAAGGTACAGTATACACTGTACTTAGTCTTTTGTCAACTGTTCCGAGGACAATTCTTCATTCTTTTCCAACCAATCTTCGCTATCAGTATCTTCGTCTTCTTGTGTTGCTTTGCGATAATAGAGAATGATTTCTTTTTGTTCAAGGATGTACCTACGAATCTCTTGTAGGTTGAACGCCATGTTCTCATAACCTTGTGGAGTCAATCCAAACAGGACGAACGATCCGGACTGTAACTTTTCAAGTTCAGCGATCTGTTCTTCCTTGTTCTTCTCCGTGATTACAAAGAACTGCACATCCTCTAGATTGATGGCCTGTGGAAGAGGCGGTTGGTAAATCTCTAAAGTTTTGTACTCTGTTACAGTCTTAATGACTGGTTCCGGAATAATGGGGGCAGTATTCCATGACGGTAGACCTGCACAACCTGTCATTAATACTAGTAGTGATACCGTAAGGATCTTAGTTAATGTCTGCATTCTCAATCTCCTTACTGTCAGTTTCTATAGAACGAAATACTTGTGCGGTACCTTTGTTTATACGGGGTTCAATCAGACCGGGCTTGACTCGTGCGAGTCGGGTCATGTCATGACGTTTGAAGATACCGAGGTACTCATCACGTTCTTTCTTGAGTTGGTTGGACTTCTCAGTCAACTCTCCTACTGCCTTGAGTTGATTCTGTAAGTTGTTTTCTGCTCGTTCTCTAGACTTCTTTTCAGTCTCCAGTGCTTGTTCCATCTGCATCTGGTTTGTTTTGAGAATAGCATTATTGGATTCTAACTGGGCGATTGCTTTCTCGGCTTTCCCGAGAGTCACTGTGTGGTATCCCCAGCCTGCGCCAGCAAGTAGAATAATGAGGGGTAACATCTTTAACATTCCAAACATCATTTGACCTTTTTTATTTGATAATTAAATGGGTGTTGAGTATTCATTTCAAACGCCTCACCTGAACTCAGTACTCCCTTGAGACACTTTGAGTTAATCTTATCTATACGTTTAAAAGAGTACTCTGCCTTAGATGACTCATCCCGCCAGATAAAAACTTCCCACTCATTAGTAAAAAGTTTGACTATAGGACTAGCAATCGAATGTAAACTTGAGGAGACAATCCTTAATAATCCTTGCCATATTTTCTTCATTTTCTTCGCGTTCCTTATAATATTCATACATTTGTGTTCTATGACGAGGAGGTAACTGGTGGAACTCTATCCACTCCTCTGGTTTCATGAACTTCTTTGCAGGGTAACTTACTTCAAGACCGATTTCAAAGTACGGTTGATCCGTGATCAGGTCAATCTTCTCTTCGAGGTTGCCAGATACAGCAACGCACCCCGTCATTATCAGAGATAATATCAGGAGTGCGTACGTCTTCACTTGTTCCTACGAACCCTTTTCCCTGCAACTTCGATATAGTTACGGGTAAGTGGTTTAGTCTTACGTTTCTTCTTAGGCATCATGTCTGCTGTGTCATGAGGTATACCCGCATCTGCTGCGGTCATCGCATCTTCATACATCTGTTTAAAGGTTTTCATTTCCTTAAAACACCAAACACAACGCGATACCGATCAGTACACCAATACCTTTGTGTACCCACGTCATCTCGTATTCGGTCATGTTGTAGTGAGTCTGGAGACGCCATTGGCGATCTTCGTGCCACAATTTGATTTTCTTTAGAATGTTCATCGGGTTATTTCTCCTAGAGTAATATACAATGAGTGTCCTGTATTTATGTGTTCAACACAATAGATTCTGTGTCCTAGTACACTTCCTACAGGGAAACAACCATCTTTTACTCTTATTGTGTCGTTTCTTTTTGCGATTTCTGAACACATCATGATGTCCAGTTTGTTTTCATTAAGACGATAGACACCTTGACCTAACTCTCCATCATCGTTAATATACCACTTGGAATCTTCTTCAAGTAATTCAAAATCCAAATCAGAGTTTGCAATGATTTTGTCAATAGACTTATCACTCATACCGTACGTTTCCTTGATCAGAAACAATGCAGCTGCATAGGATGCGAGTTTACTCCCACCGCCAGGCACCTTGTTCAGTAGACGTTTGACATTGAATACCAATCGCATGAACGTACTGTACGCATCTTTCTCTTCTGTAGATGACACTTTCTTTGACTTCTGACGCACACCATTCTTATCGATCAAACCTAGTTTGAACGCATCAGTGTCTTCCCAAGGTGTGGTTAACATCTTGATGAATCGAAATGTGTAGTAGAGATCACCTGCTCTTGATGCTAGTGACATTATATTTTCCTCAGTTCTTCAACGATCCTAGGATCCATTGGGGTACTAGCATATTTAGTGTTTTCAATATGTCTAAGATAGATCAAAAAGGGTTTTATTATTGACCAGTCACTCTCACTAGGGATCTTGAACTCTAACATCCGAAGACCCGCCTCCACTCCAAAGACGTTGAAGATAACAATGAGGTGGTTGAGTAGGAGATTGACAGGGGGACTACCGTTATCATTGTAACGGGTAATGAGACGTTTAATGTATTTAAAACGTTTTAAATCTTCATAGAACTCTTCTGCATCCACACATCGTGGGCTGTAATAGTTCCGTATTGCGAATAACTCAAAGGTAGAGTCTTGTAGTTCATCAAACAAATGCATAAAAAAGGTTCCAAATAGATTATCTTGTGTATCTATTTAGTTGGATCTTTTATCTCGGATATCTTTCACCGCAGCTTTGATTGCATCTTCTGCAAGTACTGAACAGTGTATCTTTACGGGTGGTAGACAGAGTTCTTCTGCGATCTCTGTGTTCTTAATTAGTTCCGCATCATCTAGGTGTTTGCCTTTGACCCACTCTGTCAACAGAGAACTGGACGCAATTGCAGATCCACAACCGTAGGTCTTAAACTTTGCATCTTCAATGATACCGTCATCACTGACCTTTATTTGCAGACGCATAACGTCACCGCAGGCAGGTGCACCTACCATACCTGTACCTACGTCCTCACTCTCATCGTCCATGCGACCAACGTTACGTGGGTTCTCGTAGTGATCTATTACTTTCTCTGAGTACGCCATTAACTGAGTTTCCTTTGAATCCATTTGAATAGTGCGTAGATACTTAGACCGTAGAAGGCCAATACACTCATGGGTAATGCGATATAGATGAGTTCCCACGGAGACAAGAACAATATTTCCCATGTGAACTGTGCTACTGCTTCTGCGTCACCCAGTTCTGCAACATCATCGAACTCACATTCGTCCATTGGTCTAATCCGCTAGTGGGTTATCGAGTACTTGTTGTATTTTCTTGGTGAGTCTGTCTTCGAGGGCTTCGATTTGTAGTCGAGTATCGTTTTGTAGGGACTCTCGTTTCGTGTCAAACTTCTCATTCGCACGGTCTATCTGACCTTCCACCTTTTCATTCATGTCCCTTACAGTGGTCGAGAATCGGTCTACACGCCTTTCCATGCGGTTAAAATCGTCTCTTAGGTCATTCTTGATTGATCGAGAGTAGTCGATTGCCTCATCGAGTTTGACTTCGATCACTTCGTTACGTGCTTTGATATCACCTACGTCAATGTTCTGAACAATTTCTTTCATGTCCATATAGTCTTTGTAGAACTCAAAACCAGCCCACGATGCTCCACCTAGTGTAGACAGTGCGGTAAATGCAATCGCCATCATACCACCCTGAAACTTTATTCCGGCAATTTCTATTTCTGCCATTTTTGACCTTCCTAGTTATCTTCACTTTCTGCGAACTTGAGGTTTCTTAGATTATAGACCTCTTGTTCTAGTTTGCGGATCTCTAGTTCCCTTGCTTTCAACTCCAATTGATACAACTTATTGCAATCTAACCTCGTCTTGGGCGCCCCAAGAGGAATGGTTATCTTTGCATATACACCAACGTCTCTCACGAATCCGTTGGGATCGTATCCGTCAGGATCTACCCCAACGTTCTGTTGATTAAAGTTCTGTCCATATGGATCGTTTTGGTTTAACACACCTACCACACCAAACTCAACATTAGTCGCAGAACCAATAGCCTGTGAACACTCAAATTGCCCTGCCCGAACTCTGTCGGACTGATAACTCTGTGATGAACTAGGTAACGCCATATTGATTGAGTTTGATTGCGCCCAAACGGGTACACTAGTTATCATCAAAAGTATCATTACTAAAATACTTCTCATTTTCTTCTCACTTTATCTTCGAACAGATTCTCGAATATAACATAGGTTTTGTTGATTTGTTCTGAAGGGGTCTAGACTTAGAACACACATAAACCACACGGTCTTTATCTTTGGCCCTTATGTATATATCTATCTTCTTTTGCTTCTGAAATCCTACCCGAACTGTGTTTTTTGCGACACTATTAGTGGTAATCGCAAACGGAACGTCTGTCCAGTCTTCTTCGTGTACCGATAATTGGTAGTATAAGATATCGTTACGACTGTTGAATAGTCTCATCTCTGCCTTGTAAACCGCAGGGATATGAGATAGTGTCAACTTGGGATAGGTAGGAGTCCACTCGTGGGCACTTGCGTACCCACTCGTGGTTGTAAACATTATTAAAACAAATGCACGTGTTAATCTATTCATCATTATATCTCTCATTTAAACTCTAATATCGAAAAGTAATCCTTTACGTCTGTACTTATATCCGTATTTCAACATTAAAAAACGTGCACGATTCTTACAGGGCAATACACTCGGCAATCACAGCAGACTGGTATTGTCCGCCAGGATATGCACGACCTACACCGTATATAGCCTCAGAATCAATCTTGAACCATGTAGATCCAGCAACGGTGAGATTGATCTCAGTTACGTTGTTGTACTCTATCTTATCATTATCATAGGCACTCATTGTGCTGTCTGATACTTGATCTACGGAAACGTCTCCTGTCCAGTATACAACGTCAGTTAGTGCGGGACTCTCAGTGAATGTCTCAGGGTGGGTTATTACTGCTTTGTAATAACTTGCCTGAATCACATCAAATCGCACAACTGGTCGAACACCGCCATCAGCAGGATCAGTGCTCAGAGTACCGGGCGCAGGGTTACCAAACACCCCACCGATATCCTGAGTAACTACACACTTGCTTTCTACAGAACCGGAAACTGGTATCTGTGTGTTCGCGTATGCAGTATTACCTAAAACCAACAATAACAATAATACAAAAGTTTTCTTGAACATTACGTTCTCCCTTTTTTTACTACTTCTTATTTGCATACTGTAAATCAATTAATTCTTGGTGCTTTAGATCTTGCGCCAAGCCAACTCTCAATCCCTTTCTACTTCTGGGGAGTTTAGCATCCTTCAACACTACTGTGTCTTCGTATGTTCCCCCGTCTATAGAATACGTGTATCCAACTGGTATTCCTTTTAGTTGGACTAAACTATTGTGCAATGCAATCTGATCAGCACTAAACTCGTTCTCTAATGAAATACCGAGAAGTTGTTCTAGTCTTGCATCCGACTCTTCTACACCCTCTGCAATCTTACGGCGTTCACGGCGATCCTCTTCTTCGTCCTGTGCTCGCATATTTGCCTTTCTATCTAACTCTGCCTGAATATAATCCTCGTCCAGTGGATCAGTTATCTCCATCGCCTCGTTAACGACTGCCATGGGATCTTTATAGCCCGGACATGTGGGGTTAGACTGTGGGTCGAAACATGGATCAAACTGATATCCATAAACGACTTCCGTGTCGACTACCGATCCTTCTCCTTCAACTTCTATAGATCCTCTACCCCAAAAATCAATTGGTATTAGAGGTACTGGAACTGACTTAGTGATTGAGTTTCCACCCACACCACTCCAGTCGTCCGTCTCTCGGAAGATGTATCCATCTCCTCGTGCGTTCTCGTTCTGCACGTGGACTAACATATCATCTTCTGTATTCTTAACCGTTGTATAACGATAGAATACATTATTGACCTGCAATCCTGCCTGTTGAGGTAGGATATTAGACATTACCCAGTTTAAAGCATCGTCACGTGCGGCGTTCCCCGTAATACCATATGTGGTATCAGAGTAACAAACCGAGCAATAACAAAGCAACCCCACCAACGCCAGCAGCTGTCTTTTTACCATTACTCATGCCCTCCTCGGCAACATCTTCGCCTTCTAATTCTGCGAGTTCCCACGCAGTCTTTGCGTCATTACCGATCTTACCGTCCTTTGGACAGGGAGTACCAGCATTCATCATAGCGTCAAAAACTCTACGATCGGTACACATGACCGATACGGCAGCCACTTTCATCCCCATGTCATAGAGAGTCTTAGCGTTCTTTAACCGTTCGCAATTGTCGTCCGTGATTTGGGTTCCGGTACTAATACCCAATATTTGAGTCTGTACCGCACCCGCAACCCCGAATGTACATAAATCCGAGTTGGAGGTGTTAATCGTAGGTGTGATCGCTGAAGCTGGAGGCGATTTCAACGTAGTCGTGGACTCCGTCTTAGAACTAACCGTGCTATCAGTCGTACTATCTGTGTAGATAATATCCAGCGGTGTTTCATCTTCGGTGTTATCCTGTGCAGATACACAAAGGGATAACACCATCAATGGGAGTATGACAATATATTTAAACATAATTTAACCATCCTTTAAGTGACAATAATTTATACACCTCAGTATATATATGCAATTATCGTACCAATCTCTAATTTCTCAAATGTTACTATTTCCTAATCAAAACATTCAAAATTACTTTTTACTACCTGCGTAGGCTTGTCCACCAAAGAACGCAGCGACAATTGCGGCAACTGATACAAAGTACGTTGCAGCCATATCACCTAGTATCTTCGATGCACCATCCAGACCAATCAGATCTGCGATGACTACTGCGAAGGGGTATAGTAGAAGACCAAATAGGGCAAACCACGTCATGCTTCTTTGTGCATCACGCATTGCGTCTTGATCTTCTAACTCTCTTCGCTTAAACTCAAGATGCATCTCAAGTTCTTCTTTCGAAATATGTCCATCACCATTAGTATCAGCACCGTCAAGTATATCGGAGTCGATTGTCTTATGGTCAGCCATATCAGTCTTCCTTGAGTTCCTGTGGTGCAAATATTGCGGGAGACTCGTGCCAAGTCTGTTCCGCTTCCGTTAGTTCTCTTTCTGTCGCAGGTGCTTCATGCAATGTGCGAGGTGTAACCGGTCTCCAGTCAGGCTTTACTGCTTTCTTTTTCTTCGCCTTTACTGGTTTAGGGTTTCTTGCCTCGTGCCACTCTGCGATGAACGCAGGGGACAACTTCTGAGACTTGAGAAGTTCACCCGTAGTAGGATGAACCCAACCAGTTAGAGTGGGTATTGAGTTCTTAGGTTCTGC